ACCACTGGCAGATTTTCTTCCACACTCTTGATACTTGCCACCTTTTTTCTTTGCTCCAATATCTACCCATTTTTCATTAAACCATTTTGTTAACCCACCTGACTTCATACCAGGTACACAATTAGGAACCATACGATCCCCTTTTTTCTTCATTCCTTTTTGAACGTACCCTTCCCAACATGAACCTTTTTTATTCATTAGAATACGCCTTTGAAATCTGTTCCTTTAATTGCAATTCCACCACCTCGCATTTTAAGACCAGACTTTTCTAATCTACCTATTGCAGATTGTGAACCTGCGGTAACTGCTTTACCAACTTTTGCAGATACAACTTTATTTTTTTTTAATTTTTTATATTTCATATATTCACCACCAGGTATTTGTGGAGTCTTACCACCTCTAATAGGTCCTGTTTTATTTTTGCCTTTTACATTTGTTTTCTGTTCATCAAAGTAGCCACCATCGTTCATTTTTTTAGGTCCCCAATCTTTTCTTTTTACTCCTGATGGGTCTTTTGCTTTTCCAGCACATATTTTTGAAGCGTATGCATTTGCGTACGCAGACGGGTAAACTTTAAATTTTCTTTTAGCAGCTGATTTGCCTCTAGCACATAGTTTTGTCATATCTGTTGCATCCTTGGGTCTGTTGATAATATATTTTTTTCTGCTTTAGGTCTAGCAATTGAGTCTTTACTTCTTTTTCTAAGTTGAGCAATAGCAGATTCTTTCATCTGTTTTTCTTTTCTAAGTTTTTGTAAATCTCTTTCTAAGTTCATTTTTTACCTGCACCATTTCTAAAGATTTGAGTTCCCTTAATACCATATATCGATGCCACGACAAGGATCCAAAGATTTGTGAACCATGAAGGGAGCTGTGAGAACATATCGAAGAACAATTTAACCTTATCCATCGCTGTCGGGTCATCCGATACGACTGCCCAAGCGAGCACCAACACGGGCAAACTTAAAATTATCAAAACGGCCTCGTCCTTCCAGTCCGATTGTCGGGCTTCTAGAAGTTTTCCCTGGTAAGCTTCCTCACCCTGGGCCATCTTTCTTGCGTGCATCATTTGAGCATCTGCCATTAACATCTTCGTCTCTTGACGCTTCTTGAAGATGTGGGTACCTGCTTGTGCCGCCAATTTTATCGCGCTTAACCACATTGTATTTCTCCTGTCTCCTTTTACTCATGAAGTCTATCATTTTATCCATTATAAGGAAAGCCCTGTAGCCGTTCTGTCTCCATCTCCAGGTTGGAATATGATGTGGTTTTCTTATTTTACATGGAAACATCTGACCCCCAAACATATCTACAAATTTTTGCAGAGTATCTTGGTCTGTCATCTCTATTGTGCAAGCGAATTCTTTTTTTCTTCCTATACCCTTTGACCAAATGCCAAAGCTACCTTCTCCATCAAATATCCCAGCAAGAAAAATTAATTTAGATGTTACTGGAAGACTTTCGTATGAGTTTTTTGGTGTACTGTTTGACACTTTTAAACTTCTTTCGCGTTAGTCCTTGTGGGTTTGGCCCTCTTTTAGGTGGTGGACCTGATGATACACCTCCACTTAATGAATTACTTCTTCTTTGAGTCAATTTTTTCTCTCGCTACTTCTAAACGCTCATCTGATTGTTGATCTTGTGTTGCAAGTCTATCATAATCAAAATCAAGTCTGTCTGCTGCTCTTTGATTCTCTTGATCAGCTCTAAATTTAGTTTCTTCAACTTTTCTTTGAAGATCCATAGCTCTTAAATCAATTTCTTGTTGTTTAATTTTAATTAATGGGTCTTCTTTGTTCTGAGAAGCATTTTCAGTCTGTACTAACTCTTGAGTTATCTGTGCTGCAACTTTTGCTACCTCAGCTTCAAACATAATTTCGAATTGTTGAGGGTCTTGTTGAGCCATTTGTGCCATTTCAGGATTTTCCATGATCATTTGTTTAACTTGTGCTTTAGCTTTGAATGAAACGTGGTCTGAAATGTGTGATTGTAGTAATGCATACACCTGAGGATTAATTTGAACCATTCTTGATGCCATAAACGCCATGTGAGCAGCAATATGTGCATCGTGATCTTGAAATTCAAACGCTGTAAGCAACTTCATCTGTAGTGCACGTGCGTTTTCTTTTGCAGGATCTAAAGGTTCTGGTTGTTTTGGTGGTGGTTTTAGAATTTGATCTATAGTTTTGGTTCCAAGTGCTTCATAAACACGTCTATACGCTTCATGTAAGTTGTGCATCTGTGGATTTGACTGTGCAATTTGCAATTGTGCTTGTGCTAAGGTCACTCTTTGAGCCATAGACATAATATTTGGGTCTGCAACCGGTAAAATATCGACTCTGTTATCAAAATCTGCTTGTTTTATTTGTCTTGGGCCACCGTAAACATCGTAAGGATACTCTGGTGGTAAATATTCTCCGCAAAGTCTTGCTAAAATTTTAAATTCAAGCCTCATTGCGTAGTAACAACGCTTGTGAACACCACTCATGACACGTGATCCTCTTTCCATCAACGCCATTGTAGTACCAACTGCTCTATTTTGTGTGTCATTACCAACTGCAGTATCTGTTATCGCTGCAAATTTTTGTCCTGCTTGAACAACAAAGCCCATTAAGTTGTAAAGTGTTGGTGATGGTTCTGTAAATGGTAAATTAAAAAACTGATCTCTAATATTTCCGCCTGGCGCATCAACATCTCTGAACTCTCCAGGTTGAATTGGTTGGTCATCATCTCTAACTCTAATACCTCTAGACTTAAATCCTGCTGGTAAATTTTTCAAAGTCCCTGCATCAATCAATTGTCTTAAAGATTGAGTTGCAGCTTGTGATAAACCACCGATCATGTGTGTTAAACCAAAACCATAGAAACCTAAACCTGGTAAAAATTTATAGTGAACAAAATATTCTGTTCTTGAATAACTTAGATCACCTGGTTTGTAATTTCTGTAAATAGATAAAACTTCTCCACTACCTTCATCAATAGTTACAATGTATGGAATTTTAATTTTTTTAGCTTTGTCATCAAAGTCTTCGTAGTCATCTAGATTTAAATCTACATGCATTTCAAGAATTGTATTTAAATAATCAGAACCTGTGCCTTTTACACCTTCTAGTTCATTTAATTTTTTCTGTACTGAATCTGGTTCTGAACTGCTATCAATTAATTCTATATCTCTATAAAAACCTGCAGCCATTTTCTTCGTGACCTCATTCTGAGTCATTTTAATGACGTGAGTTATTCTCTCACAATCTTTTAAATCAGATGCATAGTATGGAACTACTAAATCTTCTGCTGGAATAAATTTAGATACAGGTCTATCTAGTAATGCATCGTAGTAAATTTTCTTAAACGTAGATCCTGATAGTGGTAGATAAAATAACATCTGATCCATGTCAGTTGTGTAATCTTCCATCTCCTCCATCAGCAGGTAATTCATATAATCTTTAACTCTATCTGCTTGTTGTTCGGTAGCCGGTGTTTGTAAACCTATGACTTGTGTTCGTACAGGCCCATCAGATGGAACAAGTTCTTTGTATGCTTGTGCTTGGAATTGTGTAACTGATTCAGCTAACAATGGATGCGTGACACCGGAAGCACCTTTAAATGGTTTTGTTACTTCCTGGTACTTAGTTCCTAATAAATCTAAACCTTTAATGTAGGCATCTTCCCATTCTTTTCGAGAAGTTTTATCTTTTTTGTATTCTTCAATAAGCTCCATGGCCATGTCTTTAAGCTCTCGCTCATCCATGTCCTCTGCTAAGTTTGCATTAAAATCGTCTTGAGGTCTTTCCTCTTCTACCTGTTCTTCCCCTTCAACTTCTACGTCAATTGGAAGACCATCAGGTTGTTCAACTACTTCTTCTGCTAATTCCTCTGTTACTTTTTCTACTGCCATGATTAATTGTACCTTATTGGTTTAAACATATCCACTACAAGTCCACCTTTTGACTTGTAAGTTTTTTGTGTATTTCTCATTAGTGGAACCACTTTAATCGCATATGCATCAAAATACAAGCGTGGATCTCCTTCTGGAATATTTTTAGTTCCCTTTTCAGGATTCATACCAGAACTATTGTGGTATGTACTTTTAATTTCTTTTCCTTTTAATGGATGATCTGTTGGATATTTAAAATTATCAGTGCTAACGGATTTGTATGGTTTTGTTGGATCAGATAAAGATATTTTAGTTGGCCCTGCTTTTGATCCATAGAACCTTGCGTTCTTAGACATGACATCTGGAATAACTGCTTTACCTTTTTTACCGATACCCTTACCGTTTGAGTATCCGTAAAATCTTTCATTACCCGCTTTATACCCTTGTCTGAAACTTACTTTGTCAAACGGGGCAACGGCTACGTAATCAACATTCTCACGTGCAGCCTTCTGCATTAAATATTTAAGCGCATGATCTCCATAAGAATCTGCCTCAACCATTGGGAAGTAATCTTTTTTGTCATCACTGTAAGTATTTCGTCTAGTAGTTAATCTTTGTAATTTTGTATTGATATCTTTCATAGATGAACTAATTGCATTTACTCTACCAAACTCATTGTTAGCAAGTGCATCATCCATATCTTTAAGCATCTTACCTCGTTGGCCAACTAATAAATTTAATTCAAGATCAGCATTAAATGGGTTTAGTCTACGTTCGCCTGATAGTTGTTGGGCTTTAGTCAGACTTTTAGCAATTTTCTGGTTTACATCAGATTGTATTTCATTAATCATAAATACTTTTTTTCCATCAGGTGTGAACCTTGTATCGTATCTAATGTGATAAATATTATTTGCATCACCAATCTCATCTCCAAAGTGTCCACCCTTATTTCGAAGTGATGCATTTGTTGGAATATCTTCAGGTAGTGTAAAGATAGTTTCTCTGTAATCTTTACCCCCTTGTAATGTGTAATTAGACTCGCCACCGTATCTAGTTTTTGAAGTTTGCATAGGACCAGCTTTATTATTAAGCTCACCTATAACTTTATTTATGCTTTTTACATCTTCAATTTTTACGTTTCCATTGGCCGTTTTTAAAGCATCATTCATATCTCTAAGTTGTGATCTACTAGGTACACCATCAAACTTTAAATAATACTGCAAATCATCTAGAGATGATTTTGTAGTCATATCTCCTTTGTATTTTACTTGTAAATCTCTAATAGTATTTCTTGCATTATTACTAGCTACATCAAAAGCTTCTTGAGCACCTTTGTTAGCACCAAGCTCTATTGTTTTAATCTATTAATAGGATTTAATTTAATCATTGCTCCTACTTCATTAGCATCAAGCTTTAGACCAAATTTCTTTGCTGCATATAACAGGCCACCTGTTAGGTCTCCTGCTTC